CTACAAGGGGGTGCAGGGCATCAGCTCCCTGGGCGGGCTGGCCCCCAATCCGGTATCGGAGTGGGCCGGGCGGAACGCCGACGCCTTCCTGGAGAACAGCGTCACGCGGGACTATGAGGAGAGCATCCGTGAGCGATACCGCCCCAGTCAGGGGGCGGAGAATGTAACCGGCATCGGACAGACCATCGTGCAGATGCTCCCCGGCATTGGCGCGTCCAAGATCGTTTCCGCCGCGGGGAAGGGGCTCAACGCCGCCCAGGCGATTTCCCGCGGGGAGAACGTGGGCCGGGCGCTGTTCGGCCTCCAGGCGGCGGGCAACTCGGCCAGCCAGGCGAAAGCGGAGGGGGCGGACACCGGGCAGGCCCTGGCCTTTGGCGCGGCCTCCGGGGCCCTGGAGACAGCCATTGAGGGCATCGCGGGCGGTATTCCCGGACTGGGCGGCGGCAAGGTGGGGCAGATTGCCGAGGCGGTCAAGGCAAGCCCCCTGGTCAGCCGGGCCTTGGATATCGCAGGCGAGGGCGGCGAGGAGGCGCTTTCCACCGTCCTCACCCCCTATTTGCAGCGGGCCATTTATGACCCGGACGCCCCCAATGCCACGCCGGAGGAGATTGCACAGAGCGCGCTCATGGGCGCCGTGGCCGCCGGAGTGCTCCAGGGCGGCCTGGAGCTTCCGGGGACAATCTCGGATATCTATTCCACCCGGCGCAGCATTGGTTCCAACGCGGAGATCACGGCCAGGGCCGGGGAACGGTTGAGTACGCCCGCTTACCGAGATGTGGCGGACAACCCGCTCGCCACAATGCTCCCCACCGGGGAAGAGGCGCTGGCCGGAAAGCGGGCCTATTTGCCCGGCTCCCCCGTCTACCAGCGCAGCGCCGTTGACAATCCGTCCGAGGCGGGCTATGATGGAGGCAATCAGACCGAAACAGGAGGGGTGACCTATGAGCGAGGAAAAGAAACATCTGCCTCCCTTGAAGGAGTACATGGAGCTTCTTTACAGGCGGAAACTCCCGGCTCCGAAGAAACATACCGAGGAAGAATGGGCGGAGTTCTGGAGGAAGGCAGACGAGTACAACAGCCAGAAGCATGGGCCCAAGGACACATAATCAGAACCCCGTCTGCACAGGCACAAAACGCGGCTTCGCGCGCAAAACAGTATTCCAGCGATGTGTTCATTGTGGATGACGCCGCATTAAAGGCTAGGAACCCCAATGCGTGGGCTGTAACAAACGGAGGGAAAATCTATATTTCTGACGCTGTCCCGGCAGAACTAGCGGATGCAGTTGGGTACCATGAGTCTGTTCACGTGCTTCGGCAGCAGGATAACGAGGCATATCATGGATTTTTATCTGATGAATCCCGCCTTTTGAATCGCTCCAGTGAAACGGCGATGGACTTGCTCGATCTTGTAGTTGACGCTAGGTTTGCGGGGAAAAGCATCATGGATCTCACCCCAGAAGAAGCCGCAATTGCTTATGACGAACTCAATGCTCTGGTCTGGGGCTACTACAAGGCAGACCCGGAGAACGCCCGTGCGCAGTTTTCCGGGGCGTTCCAGGATTACGATGCGTACATCCAAGAGCTGGATACCATCATGGAAGGTGCGAGGCAGCCAGTGGAGAACCAGACTGGCGTCGGGCCGGCCCAGGCGCAGGGCCCTGAGAGCTCGGTGGGGGCGGCGCCAGATGTCTATGACTTGCTGGGTTCAGGCAGCGCGAATCTTCCTGAAAACGCGGTCGGCGCCAATAAAGCAGGCCCGTGGGCATTGTTCCAAGCATCCAGGAGCGAGTTCTTCCCCGAGGGAGCCAACGCGGCCCGGCCGGTGGACGTTCCCACCACAGACCCCCAGGGCCGCCGCATCCGCAAGACCGCCTCCACCGCCATGGGCGCAAAGGCCATCCCCGACGAGGTGGTGGTGGACATCCAGAACATGGTGCTGCGCGGGGAGCTGTCCTATGACAGAGTGAGCGATAAGTCGTCGATAAACCGGGCAATCAGAACTATAAAGGAAAAGGAATTTTGGGGTGCACTTGAGGAGTTTCGAAACTCGGTGAGCAAGGGCGTCGTGTCCAAAGACATCGCTACCCTGGGCCAGCAGCTTCTCATCAACGCCGCCGACGCGGGAGACGGGAAGGCCACGGCGGAGCTGCTTTCCCTCTACGCGCAGATGGAGACCACCGCCGGGCAGGCGGTACAGGCGGCCTCCATCCTGCGCAAGCTGGCTCCCAGTGACCAGCTTTACGCCGCCAAGCGCGTGGTGAGCGAGCTGGAAAAGACCATCCAGAAAAACTACAAGGATTTGGAGATCACCATTGACCCGTCGTTGATTGAGGAGTTCAACCAGCAGACCGACCAGGCGGGCCGGGACGCGGTGCTGGACAAAATCTATCAGAACGTGGCTGACCAGGTGCCCGCCAAATGGAAGGATAAGTGGAACGCCTGGCGGTATATGGCAATGCTTTTTAACCCCAGGACACACATTCGGAACATCGTGGGCAACGTCGGATTCCAACCGCTGCGCTGGACAAAGGACCGGGTGGCGGCAACCATCGAGGCGGGGGTCTCCAAGGTCAGTGGCGGAAGGCTGGGACGCACCAAGTCGTTCGCGGCCAATCCCGCGCTCTATAAGGC